CTGCCTAGATATGATTGGAGGAAAATTACCGCTCTCCCCGATCGCCTTCGAGCTATTGCTTCGTTAATGCACATGGGCGCTGCTTGGGGATTCTGTGGTGAAGCTTCGTTTCTCGAAGAAGCAGCTGATTTGATTGAAAAGAGGTAACAAATGAACAACGAATATGTATACTTGGTAATTAAGCTTGAGTTTGATAACGAAAAGGAATACACTTCCGAGACAGTAGATGCTGTTTACTACGATTCAGACGACGCATATAACTATGTCGACGAACAGCGAGAATACGAAGTCGACGAGATTAAGTATCGAGTCGATCGTCACCGAGTAGTTTTTAAGGAAAATACAGAGACTTTTTCTGGGGCGGAGCGCATGGGTCTCGAAAAGGCAGCGAAGATTGCTGAGAGAACCGATGGCTATGGAATGCCAGTTTGGGCTGACGGTCCTGGAATCGCTGCTGAAATTAGATCGAGAACTTATGTTAAGAAGTAAGTAACTCCAAAACTCTTTGAACATACAAATTACGCTCCAGTACGAAAGTCTGGGGCGTTTTTTCGTTGTCTACAGAAATTATGATTGCTAATTGGGGGATTGACATCTTGTACATTCTCTCAAACATCATAGAATATATCGTGGTCTGGAGAATATAGTTCTCAATCCACTCTAGCTTCTTGGGCTTGCGAGAAGTCTTGAAGTCTATGATCGAAGGAATACCGTTGTATTCCGCTATCAAGTCAGTCCTTCCCGCACAACCCAATGCCTTTGAATACAAAGGCAACTCAACTCCAATGATATTATCGACATGTTCATCTAAAGCTAGCTTAATAGGCTGAAACGATTCTACATTTACTGGCATTTGATCTCTGTAAATGTCTTTCTCGTTTAGAACATACCTCTCAGCTAGCTTATGGACAGCTGTGCCTCTTCGGGCGGCTTGAACGGAAACCTTATTGGCTTCCGCTTCCCCTACTTTCTTTTTCCATTCCATTAACGCTGTCTTGTCGAGTTTCTCATCAAGCACAGTTGTTACTGATTTGAGTTTAGTCAAACCGTCTGGAAGAACATAATGGCGCTTACCGTCAATAGTTTCTGTCAGAAGCTCTGTATAAGGCACCATAACATGATTAAAAGTCTTATGCGACAATTTTCAATTTATCCTTTTGGATGATATAATCTTTCACCATTGCACTTCTAACAATATCGTTCTCGTCGAAGTCCACAAAATAGAAAGATTTCATACGTTCGATGATTCTCATAAATGAAAGCAAACCGCCTTTATCAGATTCTTTGGTGAAATCAGATTGTCTGAAGTCTCCCGAGAAAATGATTCTGCAGTTTTTACCAACACGAGTTATAACCGAATCTAACTCATGAAGTGTCATGTTAGCAATCTCGTCAACAATTATAATAGTATTGTTAAGAGTAATACCACGTATAAAAGAAGTGGATATAAAATCAACAAGACCTTTTTGCTTGAGGATCTCATAGGCGTCTCCTCGACCGAATAGCTCTGTGCAGATAGCATAATATGGCGCTTCGTACACCTTAGCCTTTTCTTTAGAGTTTCCAGGTAGGAATCCCATATCTCTTGTTGGAACAACGCTTCTAACAATGACGACCTTATCATAATGGCTATCTGGGTTGTTAATAACTTCATTCAAAGCGAGATACATGGATATAAAGCTTTTGCCAGTTCCAGCTATACCGTGCAACATTAGATTCTTACCTTGATCGTAAGCTTCAAATGATGATCTTTGGTTAGCTGTTAACGGTTCAATTTTCTTTAGTTGGAAATTAGATTTTGTTTGATTTTCTTGTCCCACTTTATCTTTATTGGCGCGAAGAATTCTTTTTTCTTTTCTTGTTAATCTTCTTTCTTCCATAATAATCCTTACTAGAATGTATTAATGGTACTCCTACTGATACCCTTAGAGTGTTTCTTTTTAATATCTTTGAGTAGGTCTCGGAAACCATCATCAGGTTTACCCATTCCCCTACCAGATACTAATGCAGGTGCACCATTTATGATTGTGGTTAAATGTGGATTAGCCTTCAAATATTCATCAAAGTCCGAGATGGACATGAATTCATCAAACTCTTCGCCAGTTTCATTATTTCTAAACGTGTAAGTGGGCATTAATAATTATCCTTTAGATCATCTGCATAGAAGTAATCTTCAGAATCTTCATCTTCAGAGAATCCGTAAATGTCGCGAGTCTGGATAGCTCTCTTCATCCTTCTCGCCTTTCTCTTATCTATCTTATGACGATCATTCTTCTCGTAATATTCATCTTCAGAATAATCGTGCTTCTTAAACTTTCTAAACGACTGCTTGCTCATTTACCTTCTCGTAAGTTGGAATTAAACCAGGGAGTGCTTCGGTTACATGTTGTAGGGTGATGCCCTTGATGGGCTTCTTGTCCTTGATTGTGCAGAGAAGTTCTGCATCCTTTGGAGCTAGCCTTTCGAGTAGCTCAACAAACATGGTTTCTCTCTTCAATTGAGGAAGTTCGTAGAAACCCTGAATGAAATATCTTAGCTTTTGACATTCCTTAATCAAAATATGCTCTTGATCAACTAGATCGTTTGGCTTATATGGAGGCGTTCCTGGAGGAAGAAGCCAGACAACGCTAGGATCATAACAACCCTGGAGGATAATCCTCAGTACCAAACTGTCATTAGCAGCAAGAGCGTCAATCTTTTCTTGAGTTCTCTTAAGTCTGCCTACTTTTTCTAAAAATTCTGCTATGCCGATCTGCATTAAAACTCTCCAATATGCTCGGTTAAATTTCGAAGTTTGTTAACAATAAAATAGTTCATGAGTTTGGATCTATCTTTATTGGATTGTGCATGATAAGATTCCATAACTTTTACGCGAATTTCTTCAGGCGTATGGTTAAGGTCAATCAATTGTTCATTACGAAAATAGTTTCGAGCAATGGAAGTCTCGAGTTCAGTCGGCTTTACTTTCATATACTGCTCGATACGCTTTGCTGTGAGAGGACGCTGACGCTCGCCCAAAACAAAACAATTATCAGAAGAAAGAATGTTTGGAACACCATCACTAGAATCGCCCTTCATAATATGTTCCTTTAAGAACATATGGGGATCCTTGTGTGTAACCCACTTCTTTCGGGTGGGGTCGTACTGCTTAACATTACCAAATGTATGCAGCTGAATGAAATCTTTATCGCCAGAAAGAATAAGAATCGGCTCCCCGCTATTCATCTCGGATCCGAAATTCTTTACAAGCGTTCCAATAATATCATCAGCTTCTGCAGATTCAACATCAATAACCTTGTATGGGAAAAACTCCTTGAGCTCAGCACGAATCTTATTCATGCACTCAAAGATTGACTTCCAGTCAAGATCTGATTTCTCTTGACTCTTCTTTCGATTAGCCTTGTAATAAGGGAAAATCTTGCGGCGCCAGTAATTAGTGTTATCGCATGCAATAACAAGTTCGCCGTATTCATCTTTGAACTTGGAGCGATAAGAGCGCAATGAATTCAAGATCATATGACGAACCATATTCTCTTCGATCTGCGCATTTGTATGGTTGCCTAGTTGCATAAGCAAATTAGAAAGCATTACTTGATTAAGATCTACGATAATCACATATCACCTGTATATTATATAGAAGTTTCGCTCTGTTTCAATTCAATATTTATTGATTCTGAAATTTTAAATGTGCCTTCTTCTTCACTATCTGGAGCAAAGATATTATCAGCAATTCTCTGGAAAGGATGATATATCTCGTATTGCTTACACATAATAGAACGCAAAGATTCAATGATCAGTGCACTATCTTTAATGTCAGCTAGTTCTCCAGTATCAGGATCTCCAAGAGGGAATCCAGCAATTTCTAATTGCGTGAATATCATTGGAGTAATTGTGGCTATAGTTTCTTGTATATGATACTGTTTCATCATATCAATGTTCGTGGAGACTTGCTCTCTAAAGCTTTCTTCGTCTTCAGCTTTAGGACCATTATAAGCCTTCGGAAATTGAATGACATTATTACTATTAGCCATTATGTTTTCTTTCTAAAAGCACACATATAATATACCGCATAATTAAATTAAAGGCAACAACAATATTTAGGAATCCAACATTTGTTCGGAAAGAATGATTTCTTGAGACATAGAGTGCATTATGATTTGATGACAATCCTCTACTATCCCGTAGTTATTACTTTTTACATGAATTATTATATCGGCGAGATTTTCTTTTAATACAGTTCCTCCTTCAAATCCTACCATAGCCATGGTGGGCATATTGAACTTCTTTGCTGTTTTCAGAGCGTTTACGATATTAGGAGAACTTCCGCTAGAAGAAACTACAAGAACTCCAGCTTTCTTGTCGGGAAACCACTCAATTTGTTTTGAGAAAACTTCTTCGTAACTTATATCATTTGCTATGGCTGTTAGCATAGAAACATTAGATTGAATTGGAATGAAGAAAGGCTTTAGGTTTGTTGCCATGGCAACGCCCTTGGTATGATCGCAAGACATATGTTCTGTAATTGCTGCAGATCCACCATTACCGCAAACTAATATCGGAATGCCACTATCAGCCATACGAATAAACTGTTGAATCATTTCATCGACTTTATCGCGATCTACAGTTTCTAGGGCTTGCTTTAACATTTCAACATAATCGTCAAAATAACAACTCATGATATCATCTCCACAGTGCTTCCTTTATGTTCAAAATTAACATTAAAGATGTTATAATTTCTAAGTGCACTTGCGACATTGTATTGATGTTTTTCTGGAACGTACATCATAAGATAACCACCACCTCCTGCACCGAGTATCTTACCACCAAGCGCCCCAGCTTTCATGGCATCTTCATACATTGTATCTATTTGTTCGTTTGAAATATTACTGGACAATTTCTTCTTAGTTTGCCAAGCAGAATCAAACAAAGCTCCGAAATCATCAAGCTTATTAGTTTCTAATAGTTTAATTGAATCCCTAGCAAAGTCAACAATTCTTTTCGTGTTTTCTATATTTACATTTGTCTTTAGTTTATCGACTTGTTCTGTCAAAACAGAAGAAGCCATTCTTCTAATATTGGTGTCGAATATCATTAATCTCTTATTCAAGTCCATTATAGAAGCAAAAGATAAATCAATGGGTTCTACCACAACTTCATTTTTGTTGAAATAATATGCATTTAGTCCACCATAAGAAGCAGCGTATTGATCTTGCTTTCCTATTGGTTGATTACATCTGTTTATTTCAATATATGAAGATAGTTCTGCTAGTATCTTTTTAGAGATTGGCTTCCCAGTTTTAATATTATGAATTGCGTTAATCAATCCTACTGTAAAAGTAGAAGAAGAACCTAATCCTGTGCCTTTTGTTGGAACATCTGAGAAACTACAGATTTCAATATTTGAATTTATATCATAATGCTTTAGTATTTCTCTAACGCGATCGTGTTTGATTTCCTCGACGCTAGTCTCTAGCTCAAGTTCCGAATAAACTACTTTTAAATGATTTGCTACTGATCTATTAACAGCAAGATAAATGTAACTGTCAATAGTTGTCGAAACGCAAAGCCCTTGACTTTGTTCATAGAATTGAGGAATGTCACTACCACCGCCAAAGAAACTTATTCTTAATGGCGTTTTTGTTACAATCATATTTCTTCTCTAACTTCCAATATCCACTTGTTATCTTCTAGCCATTCTAATGTTCTTAGAATAGTTTCTTTAATAGTATACTTTGGCTTCCATCCTAAACTCATTAGCTTACTAATATCTAGATCATTTATTTTACTATCGCCAATCCAGCCAACTTCATTTCCAGACCAAGTAATTTCTGGATTGATTCCCATAAACTCTGTAATAACTGGAATAGATTCAGTCAAACCACAAGTTTCAGTATTACCAATGTTAAACGTATTAACGGTGTCCTTTGCTTTCTCAACAATAGTCAACATTGCATTTACGCAATCTTCTACATCGAGATAAGTTTTTCTCTGATCCTTTCCCCCATGAACATATAGTTCATTTGGATTCTTCTTCAACATAATATAAAAATTATAAATGAAACCGTGAGAATATTTCGGACCAGTAATAGAAGCGTATCTGAATATCCAAGCTTGTGTTCCGTAAGAAGCACAATGAGCTTCGATTAACGCTTCGCCCGCTACCTTTGAAGCGCCATAAAAAGAAGTTTGTATAAAATTACAATCTTCTGGTGTTGGGATTTTATCAACAACTCCGTATATAGCTGATGTTGAAGAATAGGCGATTTTCTTAATATTTCTTTCTTTGATCCATCTCAAAACATTATATGTCGCGATGATTCCATCGTTCAAGTCTTTCTCTGGGTAAACAGAACTAAACCTAACATCAGCATTTGCAGCCAAGTGATAGACCATCTCGACATTATGTTCGTCAATATCCTTAAAGGAATTATAATTCGAAAGGTCTACTTCGTAAAGCTTAAAGTTTGGATATTTTGATAATTCTTCTATGATATTCTTATGTCTTGAAGAAACTCTATCCAATCCAACCACCCTGTGGCCATCGTTTAGTAATCTTAACGCCAAGTTACTTCCGATGAAACCACAGGAACCAGTAATCAAATAAGTTTTCATTTTAAATCTCAGGTAGTCTTATAAACAAAATAGTTCTTAGGGAATGCTCTTGATTCTGGAGTTGGATATTTTTCGTTTAGTTCCTCAAGAATCTTTATCCACTTACTGTAGACAAAATCAGTATTATATCTGCGCTGAATATATTCGCGATTAAACTGAAGAGATCTGACGTGTTCTTCGTCATTTCTTCTTACGTCTTCAATAGCCTTCTTGAGATAAGTGTAATGGATACCAGCGTGTTCTTTATTATCCAACGTTCCACCATACATGTACTTATTAACCGCACCCGAAGTGTCAGGCAAAGCAGCCAAGTCTGGATGGACGCAAACTAGACCATAATACATTGCTTCAAGTAGAGCTCTGCACATAGTTTCTGGCCAGATATTCGGATAAGCGAAAATATGATATTCATCATTCATCTTCTTAATTAAATCATCATGCTTTGTGAAACCATGATAAGTGATTTGTGGATGTTCTTTACAAATATTGAATAGCTTTTCGTATTGCTGATCACGAGCATCCCAACCATACATCTTGAAAGAAGAGTGAACGTGTAAATGTATATTCTTATCTTCTTCAGCAAGCTTTAGAAAAACAGGAACCAATAGTTCTAGACCACGATGAGGAGTGGTGTGATAAGAAATATTCACAACCTTGTTTGGGTCTGGCTTCTTGGGAAGATTTGGGCTTAGTGAGAATGGCTCAATACAATGCATACCACCTTCGATCACAGAACACTGTGTCGAATATGGAGCTCCGAGTACTGTCATGAAAATTTGATAGTGCCAGTTAGATAGAAACACCATCTTGTGAAACTTGTCTTTGTACTGGGCGTCGACAAAAGGCTTCATGCTTTCAGGATCGTTTGGTAGATTATGCTCAAACCAAATTCTGATCTTATCTTCCTTCAGTTGTCGAAGTCTGCTTGGAACGATCTGTACATTTTCTAGAAGGTGTCTTGGAATATTTCCATTATAAAGAAACCTCATATACAATTCTGTGCCACCAGCTGCATTAGAATTGGAGATCTCGTTTGTCTCCATGAGGTCAAAGTTATCCTTTAGCTCTTTCATTATCTAGCTCCACAATTAAATTACATGCATCTAATATATCAGTTTTTCTATAGTGAGGGCGCGAACGTGCACCTTTATATTTATTATCGGGGTTATAGGGTTCGTTTCCAACCACTATTGTAGTCAACCCGCTGTCATTACCTGGGACAATGTCTTTCCATCTATCCCCTATTATATAGCTTTTGCCTCGATCAATGTCAAAGTGTTTAATGAAATATTCCAGCATACCATTTTTTGGTTTGTATAACTTGGAAGATCTTTCAATGGCACAATAGAAGTCATCAATAGGCAAATGCAGCATAAGGTATGAGACAATCTCGTCTAATTCCTCATGAGTCATTTCTTCAT